TATGAGATTCTCGGCTCGTCTGCCGTCGGAAACGACATGCTTGTCATCGCTCCAGCTGCAGTCGTGAGCGCGCTTTCTCCAGAGCCCGAGATCGAGGTGGCGAATGCGTCGACGCTTCATATGGCCGATCCGGCCTCTGCAATTGTAAACGGCGGCGCGCCGTCCGCTCCGCATAAGTCGATGTGGCAAACTGCGACCGTTGCCTTGAAGATGAGGTGGCCAGTGACATGGGCGCTGCGCGATCCGCGGGGTGTCAACTGGGTTACTCCGGCTTGGAAGTGAGCCGCGCCGCTATCTTCGAGCTGATCGGGCAGCGCGGCTCTGTCGGTCGTTGGCATACACCTGCTGGGCTTCACCTTGGTCTTGGCCAACTGATCGACATTGTCATCATAAGCGCGTGAGGCCAATTTGGCTATCTGAGCGGAGAGGTCTGTTAACTTGGATTATAAACGTCGCGATTGGGATGAGACATGCCTATTCCACGACCGCACACGGACGAAACGCAGGACGATTTCATAAGCAGGTGCATGCACGCGCTCGCCGATAGCGATCCTGATCGACCGAATGAGCAGCGCCTCGCTATGTGCTTCTCGTCATGGACCGAGACGCATGATAAGCCGAAGAAGCAGGCAAAGCGGGCTAAGAATGACATCGGCGACGATGATATCCCTGAGCCGGAGCGCGGCGAGGAGCAGGACGATTTTGTCGATCGCTGTACCTCTGAGTTGACCGACAGTTTCGACATCGATGGCGACGCGGCTGAGGACATTTGCCAAGCCCGATGGGATGAGCTCGGCGGCAACGGCGACGACGATGACGATGAGGACGGCGAATATCGCGGCAGTCCTCAATCGCGTATGGTCCACAAGACGCATGCCGCCGAAGTCCACGGCATGGAGTTCTGTCTCTCCGACGAAAGCCCTGACCGTATGGGCGACGTGATCATGTCGGAGGGCTGGCAACTCGCGAACTTCCGCAAAAACCCGATCGCGTTGTTTGGCCACCGTCCGGATTTCATCGTGGGCCGGTGGGCGAGCTTGCGTGTTGAGAACAAAGCGCTCCGCGGGCATCTCGCGCTCGCGCCTGAGGGTGTATCGCCGCGTATCGACGAAATTCGTAAGCTGGTTGGGGCCGGCATTCTTAAGGCCGTCTCGGTTGGTTTCCATTCGATCGAGAACGAGCCGCTTGACAAAAAGAGCGCGTCTAGCGGTCTTCGTTACCTCAAGCAGGAACTTGTTGAGTGCTCTCTCGTTTCGATCCCAGCCAACCCTAATGCGTTGGCCGTGGCCAAGTCGCTAAAGATTTCCCCGCAAACGATCGACTTCGTGTTCGCCGCCGGGCAAGGCGCAAGGAATGCGAGGCGCAGGCGGCGCGGGACTAACGGCGGGCATGCCGAAACACCTCCGACAGGAAAGGGCAGCGCAATGACGCTCGCTCATATGATCCCTCCCGCGCAGGCGCGCGTCGTCGACTTGCGGGACAAGCTCGCCGAGTTCTGGCAGAACGTCGACCAGACCAACATCAGCGATACGAATCTTGAGACCGCTAATGGCTTCAACGTGGAGCTGGTTAGGGCGGAGAAACATCTCGCTGCTCTAGTAGAGTCCGAGAAGCATGTCGGGGCGCAGCTAGATGGCGACGCGGTTGCCGATCCCGAGAGGCTTCGCAAGCAATTGGTGACCACGACCGGGTTCGTGCCGCCGCAACCGAAATTGCAAGCGCCCAATGTGATCAAGTCGCTGCGTAAGGAGCTTGAACCGATCGACTATCTTGTCCGCTCGATTGCGGTGTTGTGGTCGGCGAAAAGCACCGGGTCGTCTGTCGATATCACCAGGCAGCGGCTTTATGGCGACGATCTCGGTACGAAACTCACTTGTGACATGGTGCACCATGGGCATGAGCCTGACATGGTTCTCCGTGCCGCGTCGGCGCCAGCGATCACCACGGTGGCGGGATGGGCGGCCGAGCTCGTCCACGTAATCTACACCGATTTGATGCCGCTGCTGCTCCCGAAGGCTATTCTTACGGGCCTTGCCGCGCGCGGCTTGGCGTTGAACTTTGGACGGGCGGGCCGCATCACGATCCCGACGCGTTCGCGGACGCCTGCGCTTTCGGGATCGTTCATCGGTGAAGGCGCGGCTATCCCTGTGAGGCAGGGCGCGTTTACAAGTCAGACCTTGGTGCCTAAGAAGGTCGCGGTCATCAGCTCCTGGACTCGTGAGATGGACGAGTTCAGCATCCCTGCAATCGAAGGCATAATCAGAGAAGCGATTATGTTGGATACAGGGGTCGCAATCGACAGCGTTCTTATCGACGCCAATCCGGCGACCGTGATCCGGCCCGCTGGTCTGCTGAACGGCGTCACTCCGACGGCGATCACCACCGGTGGCGGATTGACTTCCATCAACGGCGACTTGAAGGCTCTCACCCAAGCGCTTGCCGCAGCGACTTATGGAAATATCCGTGAGCCGGTGTGGCTGGTGAACCCGGCTCAGGTTATCGCGGCCGAGCTCGCGATGGCGCCGAATGGATTGTTTCCATGGCGCGATGAGGTGGCGCGGGGAACGCTCAATAACATCCCCTTTATCCAGTCAGCGACGGTGACGCCGGCAACTGTGGTGCTTCTCGACGCGGCCGACTTCGTCACGGCTGGCGCCGAAGGCCCACGGCTAGAGATGAGCGACCAGGCTACGCTTCACTTCGAAGATACGTCGCCGCAGGACTTGGCGACGGTCGGCACGCCGCCTGTGGTCGCTGCGCCTCAGAAGAGTTTGTTCCAGACAGACAGCTTAGCCTTGCGCCTAGTGATGAGGCTGAATTGGCTGATGCGGCGCGTGGGCGTCGTGGTGATGGCGCAAAGCGTTACGTGGAACTAAGGAGACAGGAACTATGACCGAATACGCTGAGACTCCAGAGACCGAGGCCGCGAAGAAACTCTACGCGGCTGCGCAGGAAGCTGCCGATCACGTGCGTACCGAGAACGCTGCGCGATCCAAGTGGAAACCGACGCCAACTCAGGAGGAGCTAGACCATACAATGCTCGGCGCTCACATCACGTTGCACGATGACGACGGGAGTGGGCCCGAGCCGTGGAACATGCGCGCGCTCGAAGCGGCCAAGGGCGGCGGCTACACGACGCGGCAAGTAACGGCGCAGCAGCACCGCGCCCCAGCGCCGCCGCATCGGGGGGCGTCGCCGTCACGGGTTGAATAGGCTTATAATAGCGAGCCGCTGTGCCGGGCAAACGGCATAGCGGCTCTAACCAAGGACCGCTTTCAGGGAGCGATCGATGGCTACTCGTATTATCTCGCGCAAGGAAGCGCGAGCACAAGGGTTGAAACGTTACTTTACGGGACGGCCGTGTATCAACGGACATCTCACTGAACGCACTCTGGCGTGTATGTGCGTTCAATGTATTCGCGAAAATAACAGACGTTCAAAAATAAAGACGAAAGCGGCTAATCCTGAAGCGTGGCGTGTTGCGGCACGCGAATATCATGCCAGGCGTGCGGACATTTGGCAAAAAGCAGATAAACGCTGGCGATTGAATGGGGGTCAGGCTGTCAAGACGCGATTGCAACGAGAACGCCGCGCTAGAATCCATTCAGCTACTGGAACTCATGATAAAAATGATATTATTGCAATCTATAAGGCGCAGAGCGCCAAATGTGCTTATTGCCAAAAATCAATAGAAAGAGCTTATGAGGTTGATCATATAATTCCTTTGTCTCGCGGCGGAACTAATGACAGGACTAACATTCAGCTTGTATGTCGGCACTGCAATCGCATGAAGTATAATCACGATCCGCTTTTATTTGCACGAAGGCTAGGTAAACTTTTATAAAGAAAGTACAGTTTTCGATGAATGCTCGCGGCGCAATGGCGCGCGTTCTTAGGACCGTGCTTCGCGCTGTTGAAGGACAGGAGAGGCCGGGGCCATACTATTTGCCAATTTCAGGCGGTTACTTGCCGGATGGGGCTTCCACTAATTTTTGGCAGGAGGGATACTACGTTCAACCCGTTGGCAGCCGCCAGGCCATGGTCGAGGCTTGTGTTTCGGCATATTCGCAAACCGTTGCGATGTGCCCGGGTTCGCATTGGAGGATGAATGATAAGGGAGGTCGAGATCGCGTAACGACAAGCTCGCTGTCGCGTTTGCTTAAAGGTCCTAATGTTTACCAGACGATGTCGGACCTTATGCTTAACCT